AAACAAAAATTACAAAAAATACAACAGTTCACAAAAAAAGATTACCTAAGCGAGGATGCAAAAAAAAATGTAGCTATTGGTAACTTAGCAAGAGATAGAACTAATGTAGAAAATTTAAAACAAGATCTGGTCAAATTTAGAGATAAATTAGTAGCAGATCCAACACTACAGGGTAAAGGCACAGAAGCTTATACAGTAGGAGGCAAACTTATAAGGGGCATATTACGCGATTATACAAACAACGATGTTGTTACAGGTAGAAGAGCTGAAAAGTATGGAGATATAATTGAACCAGAATTTATAGAAGAACTAAAAGGTTTGGTAAAAGTGCCTGTAGCAGAATCTAGAGAAGAAGGCTTTAGACAATTCATACCAGTAGCTACAAAAGTAGAAACAACTAAACCAGGTCTCGAAGGTAGCGCTGCTTATCCGACAGCTCTACAAAAACTAGCTGACGCCTACAGAACAAATTTTAAATTTATTGATCCTAAAACAGGAGAGACAACATTTGATTTTTCAAATTTAGAGGGTTTTGAACAAACAGCAAAAGCATACGGAATTGAAAGAGTTGGCACAGGCACACCTGGTGCAAAAAAGATAAGATTAGAAAATCAAGAGCCTATTTTAAAATTAGCAAGAGATATTGAAATATTACAAAACAAGTCTGGTGCTTTTACTCAAGCACAAATACAAGGTTATTATAATGTAATTAATGAGTCTAAAAAATTATCTAATTATACTAATAGTAAATTTAGAGACATAATTGAAAATAATCCTGAGTTAAAAAAACAATTAATAGACGAATACACAGAGTATTACACTAAGTTTCCTAAAACAGAAACTATCATAAATAAGCAAGGCAAAAAAGTAGAGAGAAAAATTCCTGTAGAAGAATTAACACTTGATGATTTTATTAATGCAGCAAATAGAACCTTTGACGGACACGTTTCACATGTTTTTACAATAGCTGACTTTCCTAGTGCTGGTAAGGGTTTAGAAGGTGTGGGTGACATATCTAATTTTGTAAGAAATAATTATGGTGTTGAAAACTTGGCTTTACAAAAAAGAGCGGAGAATGCAGTGGAGGCAGCGATCAAAAATATTAGGGTCGGTTTAGCATTTGGAGATGACATAACATCTGCAATAAACACTCTATCTTACTTTGACGATTTGCTTACACGTAAAGGTATGGCTTTGTATAGAAGGATTGATAAAGAGAAAATGCCACAAGAGGTTATCGACAGAATTAACCAAGAATTAAAAAAACCAAATGCAGCAGGAACTATTGCGAATAGAACTAAAGATGGTAAACCAATACCAGATAATATCTCAGAAAAATTTAATGACATATTTATAGGCTCTGAACAACCATTAACACTTGAGCAAAATATAGCACGATTTGACGAGCTCATGGACTACTACGTAAAAAATCCAAAAGCATTAGTTGTATCTAAATCAAGCATACCACAACGTAAAGATCTTTTCATTGAAGGCTTTGAAGAGACTCCTTATTTTAAAAGAGGATTTATAGATACATCTCGTGTAAATATTGAGAGAGACACTAGATTTAAAAAAGGTGGTATGTCTATGGTCAAAGGCGGTATGGCAATAGGCGGTCAAAACTTCACAGAGAACATGAACCAACAACAGTTTACACCTGACCCAGCAATAGATGGTGACAGTGCATTCAAACAAGCAGTAGAGTCAGGTAATCTTACAGCCGTAAATCTACCAAAAATATTTAAAGGTTTAGGTGAAGCGTTCGGTGTGTATACACCAAAGAAAATTGTAGACACACCTGATGCAGCTAGAGTATTAGACAAGAGTGACTTTCCTCTTACATCATTTACATTGGAAAAAATTCAAAACTCAAAGACAAATGCAGCTAGACCACAAGATTGGATAAATGAGCTACAAGGTGGTAATGCAGCTCCAAGTAAAGAATTACTAGACTCAGGATTCTTTCAATACCTTGCAGACTATGAAAAGTATTTCCCTGACCAAAGAATATCCAAACAAAAATTAATAGAGATTTTTGAAGAGAATCCTATTTCTAATTTAAAAATTAAAGTCAAAGGAGATGAGACAGGCTTAGCTGATTACGATTCATACATGGGTAGACCTAGACACCGTAATGCAGGTAATGCAACTATTGATGAAAGCGGAAAAGATTATAGAGAAGTAATAATAGAGGCAGGCACGTTGCCTGGTCAAAAACAAGGTGATGAGTTTGTATCAAGCGGACACTTTGGAGAAAAAAATGTTTTAGCATTTGGTAGAGTTGCAACTTACAAAAACTCAGGCGGCGATAATGTGGCTGTGATTCAAGAAATGCAAACGGACTACTTAACAAAAGTAAGAAACGAACAAGAACGTCTTGATGCAGAAATACAAAGACTTACTAAAGCAGCTGAAAAAGCTGAACAACGACTATTAACGGCAGATAATCAATACGATATAGAAAGAAACCAAAATATTTTAGCAGAGGCACAAAAAAAATTACCACCTCTTTTAAAATTACAAGAAAGCAAATTAATAAAACCGTATCCAAATATCGCTGCACAAGAATTAATTCCTGGTTACAATAAACAATTACAAGATATACAAAAAAATATTAATGACTTATCCATGCAAGGAGTAAGACGTGAGAACCCAGAATTTTTAATGCAAATAAATACTTTAGAAGAACAACAAAAACAGGTTTTAGATCAACTGCTTGATTTAAATAGAAGCTCTAACTATGAAATGCTATCACGCGGCATTGAGGTACCAGACATATCTGATCGAGAAAGATTGTTAAGATACATAGATGGAGAAAGTAGCTACACAACTATGAAGCAAGTGCAGACATTTCCACCGACACCGCTTAACAATCAGGCAGATTACGTTGATGCAATTTTGAAAAGTGTAATTAAAGATGCAGAATCCAGAGACATAAATAAAATTGCTATCATGCCTGCAGATATTGGAGCTAATGCTAGATGGGGTAAAAGCGATGCTGACTCAAAGAAAAAGTTTCAAAACCTTTATGACAAGGTTGGTGTTCAAAGATTAAAAGATATAGCAAAAAAATATGGTGGTGAAATAAATATTGAACAAATTGTAGATGAGAGTAAAGCAAATAAAGGACTTAAGTTTTATAATAAAAATGTAGATGGGGAATTAGAATTGTTAAGAGATGTTGAACCTCAGGGTGGTTTAAATGCTAATGATGTAGATGATTTTTTAAGTACAGAGATAGAAAGAATAGCTTTAGATTTTGGCCCGAATGAAGTGGTTATAAGAAGAGAAATTGCACCAGGGCAAACCATGGAATACTTTGTTCAAACGAAACCTGACGATGGATTCGAACTTGTGCCCTTAGGTGACGGGGATAAAGCAGAGAATGCTGCTGTAATTATAGATGAGTATAATCCTTCTGCAGTAAATATGTTTGTTTTAACTTTGCCAGAAAGTAACAAAACTAAACCGATGTTTTTATACAAGAAAAAGAAAGGTGGCATTATGGGAGATGATAGGTTAGTTTCAATTACAGATATATATGGTGATTACTAATGGCAGAAAAATTTGACAGCACTGCAGATGTGCCTTATTTAGCACGTGATGCAAAAACAGTTGGTCCCGGTGGCGGAGAAGATTTACAAGCAGAAGATGTAGGCACTACCGTTGACCTTGAACAAACTGATGAGGCACCTGATGTTGAAATCATGGAAGATGGCGGTGCAACCATTGGCGAAGAAGAGCAGCCTCCTGTATCTTTTTTAACAAACTTAGCAGAAGTATTAGATGAAGGTTACTTACAAGCTTTATCCAACGATCTTGTAGAAAAATTCGAAAATGACAAAACCTCAAGAGAGGAATGGGAACAAGGTTATACAAAAGGTTTAGATCTTTTAGGTTTTAAATACGAAGAGAGAACAAGACCTTTTAGAGGTGCATCAAGTGTCAACCATCCTATGTTAGCTCAAGCTGTCACACAGTTTCAAGCTATGGCTTATGTCGAACTCTTACCAAGTGATGGACCTGTACGAACACAAGTAGTTGGTGCAAACTCAGAACAATTACAACAAGCTGCAGAGCGTGTAAAAGATTATATGAACTATGAGATCACTCATGTTATGGAAGACTACAACCCTGAGATGGACACTCTTTTGTTTCAATTACCTCTATCAGGTAGTGCATTTAAAAAAATATATTTTGACGAGGTGCAAGGTAGAGCGACATCCAAGTTCTTACCTGCAGAGGATGTCATTGTCCCTTACGGAGCATCTGACTTAGATAGCTGTGATCGCATAACACAAATAGTAAAATTATCATTTAATGATTTAAGAAAAAAACAAATATCTGGTTTTTATAGAGATATCGATTTGACTGCGTATGAAGGCTACGAAGCTTCTGACATACAAGAAAAGAAAAATCAAATAGACGGCGAACGTCCAAATGATTACAGCTCTGACGATATGACAGAGCTTTTAGAGATGCATATTGATTTAGATCTAGAGGGCTACGAAGATATTAATCCTAAAGATAATGAGCCATCAGGTATCAGATTACCTTACATCGTGACAATTGATAGAGGCTCTAACAAAATTTTATCTGTTTATAGAAACTACAATGAGAATGACCCACTTAGAAAAAAGAATGAATACTACGTTCACTACAAGTTTTTACCAGGTTTAGGTTTTTACGGATTTGGTTTAGTGCACATGATTGGTGGTTTGACTAGAACCGCTACCACCGCGTTAAGACAATTACTTGATGCCGGAACACTATCAAACTTACCCGCTGGTTTTAAATCACGAGGACTAAGAATCCGTGATGATGATCAACCTTTACAACCTGGTGAGTTTAGAGATGTCGACGCACCTAATGGTGTTATTAGAGAAGCTCTTATGCCTTTACCTTACAAGGGACCAGACCAAACATTATTTGGTTTACTTGGTTTTTGTGTGGATGCAGGTAAACAATTCGCTGCGGTTGCAGACATGCAACTGTCTGAAATAGGTAGCTCACAAACTCCTGTCGGCACAACTATGGCTCTGATGGAGCGTGGCACAAAAGTTATGTCTGCTGTACATAAAAGATTACACTATGCACAGAAAAAAGAATTTAATTTATTAGCAAAAATATTTAAACAAGTCTTACCACCTATGTACCCTTACAATGTTGCAGGTGGTCCAAGACAAATCAAGATGTTGGACTTTGATGATAACATAGACATCTTACCAGTATCAGA